TATCCGCGGCCAGATCGCCCAGCGGCACATTCACCTCGAAGGCACGGCGATAGGCGGCAGTGCCAACACTCTGCTCGTCGACGAAAGTCACGGTACCAGGCAGCGAGGAATTGCGCTTGTTGCGAAGCGAGGTCGGCGCCACCAGCGGCGGGCGCACCTGGTGCTCGATGCCCATGCCCTTCCAGCGCTGCTCGGTCTGCAGCATCTTCACATCCGGCAGCGCATCCATGCCAGGGCATGTGGCAGCATAGACATCTTCACCCACCACATCCCAACGCGGCGCAATCAGCGGATTGCGGTCGAAACCGCTCACTTCCAGCATCTTGTCGCGGTCTTGGCCCGCTTCCCAATAGTTGGACATGAAGGGCTTGTTGGCCTTCGTCGGGCGGGCGGGATCGCGGGCGGAACGCGGCTCGATGGCGTTGAACACCTCCACCACCTCGTCGTAATTGCCCCGGTCCCAGAGGTTCTTGATGGTGGCGGACACGTTCGACCAGTCCATATCGCGGGAATTGGGCTTTGCCACCCAGCGCCCGACGATCTGCTCCACCGTCATCCACACGCGGCGATAACAGGTATCGACCCGCATGCCATACTGGCTCTGCGCCAGCCAATATTGCCCGACCGGCGGCAGAATGCCGTGCAGGCGCCGCCCGGCACGCGTTAGGATCAGGCAGAACTGCCCGAACAGAAGCTCATCGCCATAACCGGAATGAAGACAATTATATATATTCGAGACGGCCAGCCGCTCGCGCGCCCGGCGTGTCGCCTCATAGAGGTAATCTTTCACAGGGCCGAACTCGCGCAGGTCCTTGTCGGTAATGCTGTAGCGCATCCAGGGCCGCGTGGGAGACGTCAGCCCAGCCTGCATACCCGATTGCGCCACGCGATGGGCAAGCTTCGGCGAATTGTCGATGATCTTCTTGTTGCCGTTGATCCCCTTCGGGTCACGGGCATCCCCCTTGCGGTAGCGGCCGGGAACGATAAAATCGTTCAGTTCCTGCCACTGCGCCTCATAGGGGTTGCGCTCCTTCTGCAACGCCTTCAGGCGCCGCTCATGCCGTTCGCGGATCGTATCGGCCATATCAGCCTCCCAACAGGTTTTTCTTGCCGCTCGTATCCAGCGCACCCACGCCCTGAACCCCGGTCAACATCGTCGACGTCGCCGCCCGCAACCGATCCCGCGTGCGCCGCCCGGCTCCATTCACCGTCTGACTGTCCGGCTCGCGCTGCGCCGCATACTCGATCGGCAACTTCGGATCCTCCGGCTTCGCCACCTTGGGAGACTTGAAAACACACATCGCAAAACCTCGAATTGAAGACAGACAGAGCCAGCCCGCACCGCAGGCCGTTCGGCTTAAATTTCATGGAAACAATCACTTAGGGCAGAGCACCCACCCCACCCTGCGTCATCCTCGGGCTTGACCCGAGGACCCACCAACGCCCCAACAGACGCAACGTGAATGTATGCACGGGACAGGCCCACTGGTGTCGGTCTAAGCGGAGAAACGCCGCTTTGGCTCTTTCGGTAGCTCGCCGAGACGTGCCACCCCCCTCTGTCCTGCCGGACATCTCCCCCTTGAAGCGGGGGAGATCAAACTGTTGCAACGTCCTGCCCCAAACTGCACGCAGATGTCACACGCAAAGAGCGCCTCTTGCCGATCTCCCCCCTTGAGGGGGAGATGTCCGGCAGGACAGAGGGGGGTGGGCCGCAGATTTAGAACGTAAATGGCGGCCTTCACCTAAGGAGCCATGCCTTGCAACAGACGCGAGGTAAACTCAACCGAGACAACGCCGGACACCATTGCCCAAACACACCCCTCACCCAAACGGATTATACCCATCCCCATCACCACCATACCCGGTCTCCCGGCTATGATTATACCGCTCATCCCCCCGCCCCTTAGGCACGACAGGCCGGGCAAAGGTCAGTCCAAGCGCATCCGCACGGTTAGGCGAGGGAAGCCCCCGCGCCTTCATGTCTTCCTTGCTCTCGATCTGCAGCTTGCCATCCACGCGGGCCACAAGCTCTGGCCCGATCAGGTCGTGGTAGAGAATGTCGTCGCGCGCATCGAGCGCGCCGCCCTGTTTCAGCCAGTCGCGCATGCCCTTCCACATTTCGGCACGCTTGTTGAGACAACCGCGATCGATGCTCTTTTCGGCAAAGCTGACGAGCTGCCAGGTGCGCCCCAGCGTCACGCCGGCGGAATAGATGCCGGTGCCATGGCCAAGATCGATGAAAACCGCATCGGCCTGCAATTCATCCTCGAAGCGCGCCACATGGTTCGCCACCAGAATGTCGTTGTCGTTCTTCGGCATGGTCATCAAAAGTCGGGCATAGAGCCCCTGGCGCAGATAGATCACCAGCTCGTCGTCGCCGGTCCAGGCCGGATCGACGCCGATGATCTTCGGCGCGAAATCATATTGCTCCTTGCGCAGATGCACCTTCTGGGCAGCATCCACATCCTCGGTGGAGATGAACTGCTTTGCCGATGTCGATGGAAACATGCCACGCACTCGCACTTTGACGAAATCGCTGTCCTCGCCGTAGTCGCTGACCCATTCGGCAAGTTTCTTCTTGTTGGTACCGGGCACCGTGCGGCTATCGATCTGCCGCCTGATCCAGCGCCGGCGATGCCGGCGGAAACACTCGCGAAACCGCCCGGTATTCTGCGTCGGATTGCCAAAGACGATCCAGATGATGATGGTGTTTTCGTCGGTCAGCGCGCCTTCGGCCACTTCCCAGACGCTGTCGGTAATCTTCGACGCCTCATCGAACATCAAGACGATGATGCGGTCCTTGTTGTGCAGACCGGCAAAAGCCTCGGTATTGTTGGCAGACCAGGCGACGAAATCCAGCCGCCACAGATCCGCATGGCCACGATCACGCGACTTGATCGACATGGCCTGCGTCTCGAACCAGTGGCTGGTGATCGAGGAGCGAAACCACTTGCCCACTTCCGGCGATGTCTTGGTGCGCAGCTGCGTCTCGGTATTGGCCGTCACGACGATCTTGCAATCGGCAAAACACGACATGGCCCAATTGGCCATCATCCCCATCTGCGCCGATTTGCCGATCCCGTGGCCGCTTGCCACCGCAATCTGCAAAGGCTGGTAGCGGTTCTCGCTGTTCAGATGCTGACGGATCTCGTCATTGATATCCGCCTGCCAATCCCGCGGCCCCGCGATACCGTCAAGCTCGCCCTCACCCCAGTCCCAGGCAAACCGCGCCCAGGCCTGCGGATCAAACTGAAACCGCGCCGCCGCCTCGATAATCTCCGCATCGAGATCGGTATCCACACGGCCCTTGCTCGCCTGCTTGGCATTGCCCATGAACGATCTCCCGGCAAAGCCTGCAATGTCTGGAATTGAATGTCGTAATCGGCGCGCACTCGCCCGATTGAAGCAGGTCGCGATGTTTCCGGTCACACGGCGCAGATAATCCGCTACAGCATCGCCTAGATTCAAAAAAGGCAAAGCGTCCTTTGTGCATCCAATAGGACGCCCGGCGGTTTAGGTGGATACACAGTCATTCAGCCGGACACTCTGTCACTTATCACTACCGCACGACGTTGCGATGAGGTCAAACCTCTCCTCCTCCGTCATCCTCGGGCTCGACCCGAGGATCCATGAGCCGCACTCTTAAGCGCGTGAAGAGATGGATCTTCGCCTCAAGAGCGAGGATGACTCCGAGAGGTTTTCCGCCTTCGACGAAAGGGCTGTCGTTCCAAGTCCCTACCTGGCGTCACGGCGCCAGAAACTCAGATGCATCATGTATCGAAGTCACACACGAAGCAGCTTGAAGTATACTCCCCGCCAACACCCCGACCGACCGATGCCGTCAAATCAACCGCGACAACAAAAACCCGTCAGTCCAAAACCCGCGCCTTGGCCCGCGCCAATCGCTCGGCCAGCGACCCGCTGACCTCGACCTCGACCTTCTCCCGAAACGCCTGCACATCGATATGCTTGCCGATCAGTTCCAGCCGCTTGATCCGGTCGCTGAGCTTCACCTGAGACACCCGCCCGATCGCCTCGCGGCTCTCGCCACGCCCTTCGAACAATTCCTTGACCTCAACCGCCGCAACCAGCCCCTGCCGCCAGATCAACGGCCACTGATCGACCGGCTTCAGCCCGCCATTCTCATCATAAAGATCGGCAATATCCGCCAGCGCCTCATCGGCAAGGCGCGACAGCAACCAATCCGCGTGAATCTGCGTACGCCTCGACCGCTCGAGCTTCGCCTTGTCGATCGCAGCCCTGATCTCGGCATTCTGCAACAGCTTCCAAGCTCCTTTGTCGGAAAACGAACGGCTATACCCCGCCCGGATTGCAGCGTGGGCGGCGTTCAGATCGACCAGATACTCCTCAACGAAAAGGCACTGCCTCTGATTTAATGGCCGTGGTGTTTTCATGGGAGGTCATTCCGTGCCAGCGGTCCACTGCGTCGTGCATCAAGGCTTGGATCTCAGGCCGTGCCGTAGAAGCAACCTGAGCGACACACTGGCAACGCTGAGCCAACTGGCTAAAAAGAAAGATCGAAAACGAAGGCGGGAGGAAAGAGGCTTCGCGGTAAAAGCCGCCCATCGATACAAGTGGCCCCGAAACGCAAAAAGCGACCCGAAGGCCGCTCCCAAATACAATTCTTCGAATATGAAGACATGTCACTTATCGCTGTTTCGGGAAGAAAAGTCAAACGATAAAATCGCTCCGTGCTCAAAAAAATATAAAAGCCAATTTCCGTCCTGTTCTGTCCGCCATTGGCGGTCCTTGATCAACGGCCTAAAGAGCAAAGCGACTTGGTCAATCGCGCGAAGAGCCGCCCGCACGCCGCGCCGCTTTGGCCCGGTTGACAGAGTATTTCTACCAATGCGACCTTGGGGCGCGGGGGGATACCATGACGACACTCAGGGTCTATGACCTCAACCAACACGTTCTTGCCGTTGATCTCAAAGACTTGCTGCGGCTCTTAGCACCCCGTTCTTTGGAAGGACGCTGGGTCGTCTCGACAGTCAAGTCGTCCATATCGGGGGACGAGTGGTTTGAGGCTACCGGTGAAGGGGGCGAACAGCTTGAGCGTTTGGCGCAGGACGATGTCCAGCTTTCGGGCTTTGATTTGGCCGCCTTAGCTGAGAAGACCCTGCAAGTTATCTGGGGAGAGTTTGTGGGCTTGGAACCCACCCGTTCAGACAAACGGTGGGTGATCATCCGGGCCGTCGACAGCACTTTCTATGAGATCGATTCGGATGATGAGGCGGTGCTGAACAAGATCAGTTCGACCTATAAAGACGTCCGAACTGCGGAGGCTCCGATTGAGTCGTGGCCCTTGGTCAGCGATGAATGATCGCAGCCAGTCGCGAAAGCAGCGTGAGCCAGTAAGGCTACGGACGACCTCGCCATGGTCAAAACTCCGCCGCCATTATGGTCGGGCTTGACCCGACCATCCCTCTATCACTTACGCCATGAAGTTTCAGGCCTAGCCCTGGAGTGTAAGGCCTGCAAATATCGCGGCGGCGCACCCGCCGCGAACGCGGCCTCTCCTCGCCATCACACCCCAAAAAACCGCGCCAGCACATTGCACACCACGCGCAGATCTCCCAGCATATGGTGCTGCCGCTCGCCCTTGATCACGCAGAAATCCAGCGCCGCCCAAAGGTTCTGGCGAAGCTCGTTCTGTGCGGTCTGGATGGTCTTG